TCCCGGCCCAACAGCAATGCCGACGCTGACAGCGCATGACAGCGTCCCGTACTTTGCGCGAACGATCGTCGCGGCGTACGTCGCGCACCGCATGAGCATGCCGCTCGCCACGTCGAAGTAGTACCCTCGCTCGAAATAAGTGCGCCTCTGCGCGATGAAGTGCGAGACGACCAGGATCGCCTCCGCGTCTGCTGCCACGGGAACGTAGACGCTCTTTTCTACGAGCAGCGCGCGTGCCCCGCGGACGAACGCAATGAACCCTAGAAGGCACCCTGGGTATATTGGCCAGGTCACGGCAGACCAGACCTGGGTGTTATCGTTCGTGAGCGAGCACGCGCCACGTATCCACGCCGCGGCACCGTCGAGCGTCGTGAACGGAGCAGGGTCCGCATACGCACCGGATATCTCGCTCGCGGCGACTTTGACGTCTTCTTTGACCTTCAGGGCGCACGCGCCAGGCGATTCCCGCACGCCCGAAAGCTGCGCCACATCTAGCCACGCGCAACCCGCGTACAGCACCCGCACCAGATCCACCACGTCCCGGAACTGCGGCGAGCGGAGGACAGGCAGCGCCGCGACCTTCAGCTCCTTGTCTATGTGCGTCAGGCTCGCGAGCATGATCGCCGCGTCGACGACGCACCCTTCGTCGCGGACACGCACGCCGCCGGTGCCAAGCGCATGCGCAAGTCCGAGAAGCCAGAATATGCTGTAGAATGCACACGAGCCCCCTCGCTGCGAGTGCGAGCAGAGCCCGTGCGTGTACACCGCCAGCGAGCGGACAGACACGTGCCGGTCCGCCTCGACGGCGGCGGCCAGCGCGCTCGTGGCCGCGCTCACGCGCTGGTCGAGCGTCGCAAGGATGATGTCCCGGAACTCGACGAGATCATCTTTCCTCTTCAACCACGCGCTGTCGGCGCTGAGCGCGCGAGCAAACGCCAAAGCGCGCTGCGCCGCAGCCTCATCGCACGTGCCGATCGACACGACCAGCGGCAGGGGCTCGGCTTCGACCGCGGTCTCGCCGGTGTCGGCCACCGCAACAAGGCAGCGGCCGCTCTCAGGGACCCACACTAGGACGGCGCACGCGTGCCCTCTCATCTCCGCTTGGCTGAAGTACGACACCGGCACGATCGCCACGCCCCGACTGGAGCCGACGCCAACGCTCGCATAGAGCCCACTCAGCCCCCCTATGTTCGGCCTTTTGGGCTCCGTCCAAGGAGCAAGCGTGTCAACCAAAGCACTCGGTTCTATCTTTGTCTTCGCGAGGCACGCTCTGAAGCACCATATCGCGTCTTCGGGCGTGTTCCCTTTCAACAGGCACACGTCGTCGAGGAACATCGCAAGCACGAACTCCCGCGACAGCGTGCGGCTTTGGTGCGCTGTTGCCTCCGCCGCAATTCTTATTGGGCGCCCATTTTTCTCCTTCAACACAAAATTGTACACATCATACTTGGATTTATCAATTAGTCGGTATAGCGATCTTCTATTTGGCTCTTCTTTATGATTAAAATAGAAGCTTTCTTTATCTTGTTGTATTGTGACTAAAGGTTTAATCTCATCAGTTGCTGTATCTTTTGGTTTATTAATTTCATGATATTTAGAAAAGAGTGGTTGTGTTATTGGTTCCATATCTATACAATACGTTACTTCACCCCCCTGCTCACACGGTTCTTCCTTTCCTGAAACTTCTATCTTGTCAAAATCAAGCACCTCTTTTAAGAATTTTCTATATACTTGAGAGTGTAAATCACCAGCATATATTATTATATTATGTGCTTTATCCGGTTGATCGGTTGCTTCTTTATACGCTTTTTCTTTCATTTCTGACATATTAAACGTTTTAAATATACGTAAAACATTATATAAGTCTGGATAAAGAGATGTAATATAAGTTATAGAATTGAATATGTTTCTAAAAGCAAGTTCAAATATATTATTTGACCAAATAGTATCATTTAAAATAATATTAGCATTTACATTCAAGACGTTTTTTTGTTTCATTGCTTTTTCAATAATTTCTTTTTCAAAAAAATGTAATATCTTATCTTTCATTTCTGGATCATAATTTTTTAACCTTGCTATTTCTTTCGTAATATGATAAAAATTATACAGATGTTGCACCCAAATTAGTTTAAATATTGTTTCATTTGTTTCAGATAAATAATCAATCAGAAAACGTTTAATTATTTGATCTTCCTCCACAAATAATTTTAGGTTTTTGATTAATAAATCACCTGAAAATTGACTAAAGATACTCCGTAATTTAAACAAAAAATAAAGTATGTTAGTAGAACCAGTAAGAATTCCTTGTTTATCAAAACCTCTAATATCAAAATAATGTATTCGTGCAAGACTACACAGTTCAGTACGACTGTCTCTTTGAAGACACTCTTCAAAATTTTCTAGTAACCTATTGATACGAAGATTATATTGAAAAGGCTTAAAATTATGGTGATATTTTCCTTCTTTCTTAGGTACTATAGGAAATTCAACAAAAATATCAAGAAAAACATCTGTTGTTCGAATAAACTCTGATAGAAAATATTCTACTCGCATCTTTTTTGAATTTGGTTTATCCAAATTCTCTTTAATTGATTCAGCTCCAAATTTTGTGTCACAATCAATAGCATTGGAATGATATTCTCCAAAAATGTATATCATTTTATCGTATTCTTTACTATGGTGAACAGTAAGATTTCTTGGCCCACCAATAAATTTGGGCATAGGTCTTTGTTTAAGAGGGTCTTTGTCAAAATGATTACATATAAGATTCATTAACACTTTTTTACCTTCATTTCCGTCACGATGTGTGAGTGAAGTAAGAAGAAACTGCTCTTTTATAATATCACTTGCTGAATCAAGAATATTAGTGTTATACGTTGTTGTAAGTTTATCACATATATATGATACTTTATCTTCTTTTTGTGTACATATATCTCTACATAAGTCAGTTGGTAAAATTGTAAGAAGTTCCTTCGAAACATTTTTAAAGTTGCACAAACTTATAATATCTTTTACTTGTGCAATCATAGGAATATATCCAGTTTCTGAGTTTATAGCAATATCATAATAATCTGGAAACATCTTTTTAAAACCAATTCTTTCATAATACTTTACAAGATTACCAATACTCTGTCTACTATCCATATCTATTCCTCCAGCCGCTTCTAATATAATATTAGAAGAATTTTTTATAAGGCCTGCTTTTATTGCTTTGCATATACAACATAACAACATTCCATAAGAAATACCTTTGAGTTGTTTCAAAAATAAAAATCTTTTTGTATCTAATTTGTGTTCTGTTAGCTTATTATAAAATCCATTTAAAAACCCATCATAACCATCTTTGTAATAAACAGCTAATTTAGGATTGTCGTCGTAATCATAATTATATTCATAATCTTCAAAAATTGTCTTAGAATAAAAAGTTATAGTAACGGATGCTAACGATTGTATATTTATCTTACCTCCAGTTAATTTACCAGAAGTGTTTAATTTTTCAATGTAATCAGTAAATTCTGTATTATTTCCTTTATACATAAGAGTTGCTCTATATACTATTGTTTTATCTTTTTTTGTTTCATCTATATGAATATCAAAATTATCGCTCATTTATAAATAATTAAATATTTAATTTTATTTAATATTTTGAAAAACAACATCTTTTTTTGATGTTGTTTTTTGCGGAAACGCATTTAAAAATACAAAAATAACTTTATTTACACAGATTTATTAATACTCATATAGTAGTTCAGTTGACGTTCAAGTCTTCTTTTACCTGCTAGTTGACGTAAAACAAGTCGTCCTCGCCATCAGAGTATGGTTCTTCCAACTGAGCTGAGAAGTCTAGATCGTACTCTCGATCGTAGTTGTAGTTCAATGACTCATTTTCCGACTTGTCGACGTCACACTTGGTTACATATCCAGTTGGCAGGAAAGCTGACTGATGCTATGTTGAGTACATCGAATCTTGGTAAGTTTTACACACGTTTCTTTTAGAATGGTTAGATGTGGTGAGATCAATTTATCGTAGACGACTGACATAACAAGGTCCAGCCAAGTCGGGTCCCTATGGGAGTTGATTTGCCTTGACTAAGCTCGCCTCCTTAGAGTGTGTCAGTTGGGTGTCTTTGTAGTAGATTTTATTAAGTTATTTATTTAAGTTTGTCCGATGCTAACTCGAATCAAGTTCAATTTGAATAATAAAGACACATGTTTTTATTATTGCAGTCCGTCAAGATATAACAGGACTAATTTCACCTTTCTTACTTGAAAGATATTTATCTACAAGATTCTTGATGTAACTCAATGGTTCTGTTGACAGATCATAAGGTTCTAGACCTGCCTCATCAGGATATAAAATTAGTATTTCTTCAATTGAGTGATGAATAGGATAGTAATCTCCTATAAGACAAAGTAATAACATAACTTTATCTTCATTTCCAGTACATATTTTTAGAATATTAAACAATAGTTGGTATGTTGATACAGCTGAACCAGATGGTCCTGCTATTACATTACGTTTGTATTTATCCATCAAATTAACATAGACACCGTTTTCAGTTGGTTTATAGTAAGAGCTACCCCTACGCATATCTACCCTTTTACCACTAGTGCATTCTTTCACATCACTAACTAAAAACTTATCATGACAAGCATCATAATATTTCGGTTCAGGACTATTTTTTAACCATTCACGAACATAGTCAGCATCGTAGTTTAAATTGTGTCTTACTAGATTATGTTTGTCGCTTGTAGTATATATAATCAACCAAGGAATAAACCAAAATCCTGCACTTTTTTCGACAAGTTCTTCTAGGTCAGTGTATGTAAAACTTGGAGGAGCAGCAAAGTAATGTTTGAACTTTTCCAAAATAATTGCAGATAAACTTGGATCATTTTTAACAATCTTAGATATAAACTCAGTATCATATGTAAATCGGTAGATTGACCCCATAATCTGTAAAAAAGTAATACCATTCGTTTTTAGCACATCAACAAATTCTTCAAGCGTTTTGGTTTCTAAAAAGATAGATTTGTATTTATGTAATTCAACGTACTAAAAATTAGTATGTTTCTACATCTCTACATCCATTTTTTATTTAAATTTTGGAAAATATTAAATGCATTTTGTCTGTAAAGCATCATCCATATTGAGCAATTACCACTGGAACAAATAATATACTTACATTTTGAAATAATTAAAAATGTTGCAAATAAATTTTTTATATTAAAATGATTATCAGCAGGACGCGAATCAAAATGAATACCATTATAACCATAAGAAGTACGATTTTCTTCAATTATAACAATATTATGATTAGAACATTTCTGTTTCATATAATCTAAAAAAGGAGCCGAATCAGTTTGTAAAATGATTTGTATATTGTTATTATTTTCATGTTTAATAACTTCTGTTAGTTTATTATAAAAACTTTCAAAGCTATCAATCCCGGTTTCTGAATTTTTGTCGGTACCCCTGTAATATAGTCCAATGCAATTTTCTACGTCGATATTATATTTTTTAACCAAATCTTCTGAAATATTTGAAATCTCATTACACGGAGTAAAAATTTTTTTCAAAAATGGGGTAATCAAAGTATAATCTACTAACTTATAATTATTAAATTGATAACAATCAGCAGTAATTTCGATATTTTTTTCATAGTTTATCATTGTATGATCATGTTTGTAGTTTTCAAAAAAATCATAAGTGACATCCTTAGCGTCATGATATTTATATAAATCAAATAATTGCGATGCGTCTATTTCATCCGGTAGGATTTTGTTTTTATTTAAATATTCTATTATTCTAAACAATCTTACAGAACAACAAGAAAAAAACCCGTGATTATGTATAATTTTTAACATTTTTACAGTATAGTAACTAATAAGAAATGTTTTTAAATTTATGATTATGAGATATATTTATTTCATAGAAAGGTAGATTTTGTTGAGCAATGGCAAATCCCATGATTCTTTCATAAATACCTCCAATATGACCAAAATGAGACGCATTTGGTGGCTGAATACACCAAGGATATATTTTGTTATAAAGTTTCACGATCCAACCCATAATAACACTGAATGTTTGAATCGGTAAAATATAACTATTATAAAGTGGATATTGCAAATCTTTATTAAAAGTAGTGTTATAATAATTTTCATAATCTTTAATAACAAAATCTAATGTAGTAGGTTCATTCCATGTTTGATAACTACATAAATTAAAATCATATAATTTAAAGGCAAAATAAATGGGATTATTTATAGTAGAAATAGTATTATGTATGTAATCAACAACATTATTTTTGAATAACATATCATATTGAAAAAATCCTACATAGTCATAATAAACATGTAAATTATTTATAAATACATGATATAAAACAGAATTTTCATTATAACCTAATTCTTGAAAAGATTTATCATAAATAGATAATTCCCATTCATTAATAACTTTATATTTATTTTCTGTATATTTTTTGGGTATTTTTTCATTAACTGCTACAAAAGTAAAATTATTATAGAGTACATCAGGTGGTATATTTACGTAACATTCATCGAATATGTATTTATGAAAAACAATAAAGATTTGTAAACTCATACCCGTTTATAATTAAAAATACTAGTCTTTATATAATTTTTAATAATCGTCGGATTTGCTCTAATTCAATTAAAAAATTGAATTAAAAAAATAACAATAGTTATAAGTATCATAAAATGGCGCCTATTTCTATTCTTCTAGTGGATAAGGGTGGTTCGGTTAAAGAGACATCAATTAAGACATTTGATGAGGGAGAACTTTATAAAAAGGCTGGGTTTAAAACAACAGAGGGGTTTAAATGTTATGCAGAATGGAATATCGAGGATTTGAATGATAAGACATATTCAATTTCTGTGTATGGAAAAATTACTGGAAAAGCGAATCAAGAAAACAAGTATGAGTTTCCACCACCCATTGATACTACTCTGTTTTTTGGAAACTGTATTATTATAAATAAAAGACTGGATAAGGTAGTAAGTATTTCTGAGGAGGAATGGGAGTCAGTTTATGATTATTTATTTGGTGGGTTCGATGAACTGGGGGAAGATGATTCGGAAGATGAGGAGGAGGAAGATGAAGATGACGGGCTTCCTAGAACTAAAGATGGATATGTAAAGGATGACTTTGCTCATAAATTCTATTTTTGAATTTTGTAAAAACATAAATTTATCACTATCTTTACCTTGGTGACGTTCAGGGGGTAAGTCATATGATAACTCTTTAGATGTGTTATAAACAAAAGTATCATCTAAATCAACTTTTTTCATCATTTTTACATTAGGATAAAGATTAACAATTTCATTCAGTTTATCATAACAATGTTCATCAGTATATACACAAATATAAATACCAGATTTAGCTAATGTTTCGAAGTTACGAAATCTCCAATTAATATCTTTATCATCAAAAGTCCTGTTTTCATAAATATTAATGAAAGCAGTTACAAAAGTGATAGGAGTAGTCATTCTTACAAGAAGAATTTATTAAAAAGAAGAACTATAAATGGATTATGTTTTGTGATGATGACGATACATATGAGAGAACACGTGTAGAAAAAATAATCATGAATATTTATTATTCTGAACTACAATGTTCTCAAACAAATAAAAACAATAATAAAAACAATAAGATAGTAGGGATTTATGAAAGCAGTTTTGGAAAGGACCATAGAGAACATAGACATGAATATTGGTGCTATTGTGTGCATTCTACAATGTTAGAGACGTTTTATGACAAACTAAAAAACAACTGATTGTCTCTTTAGAAAACGACACCCGCAAGGTGTCGTTTCACCTTCACACATGTGTCAGTTATCTCTCTTTGTCTTCTACTCCATCTCAGTAGCTGAGTCGTTCTATTCGTGCTTGGTCAGCTGCTTCCACAAGGAAGCTAGAGTACAATTGATGTCCTTATTATCTAACTCTTCCTTTAGTCACTGTCACCACTTTTGCCTTCTTGGTTGTCATCGGTCGACACAATCATCTTGCTCTACCACTTTCTTATTTTCTTCTCTGTAAGGACTGTCAACTTTCTCTTCATATCGAGTCTTGACATCGGTAGGCATCTTGGTGTACTCGGCCAACTCATCCTCTCGGTCGGCATCTTGCGCTCCTTCCATCTTTTGTCGAGCCACGCCATGATCAACAATTTTTCCCCTTCACCAAGATCCTTCTTTACCCCAGGACGCATGTCAGCACAGGAGTGGATGTAGGCTGACTTGTATCGCTTCGGTGAGTTCGGATCCTTAATCTTGTCTCTACTGAGATTGACTCCTTTGGCGAGGACAGAATATTTTTATAATCAGTTCTAAGTCCGTAACAAAATACAGGAGTAAACTTATGCCATTAATTTTGTTTAGGTATCAACTGAACCTCGTCAACAAAGAACACGCAATATACTCAATCTAGAATCAATTAATGGCTTCATACTAATCTTTCATCCATATTACTCGTAATTGTGAACAACCAAACATCAACATATTTTCGTTGTTTTGGATGAGTCATAGTTCCGTTTCGAAAATAAAGTTTTTGGGTATTCAACTGTTGAACATATATTTACAAATTTTTGAAATGATCTAAAAAAATGAGTTCTAAGATAAAATATGTAAACCGATATTCAAAAGAAGATAGACGCAACGATAGCCAAGTTAAGTTTATATCTAAAGGATATTCAGTTATTTCTTTTATTCCTATTGTAATAAAGTTTTTCGTTTGATATAATTAGAAAAACAAATATACCCAGTGTCAAACTAACTAAATTTAGTTAGATGCTAGAGGATAAAAAGAACATATTTATCAA